TATATTTTGCTTTGTAGCTTGTCGCAGTTTTAACCATTATATGACCAGCCCTTCTACTTGAATTTGTACTTGGGTTTGTGCCATCGTAGTAATAAAAAAACGTCCCTTCGTCGTGTAATATGTCGTAAGTCGGTGTGTAATTATACCCTTGTTCATACCACCCAAAACCGTCATAAGCTACGTAAGAATTTGTACTTAATAAGGTATATGTTCCGCTGTCTAATTTGTATCTTTTTAGTTGAACGTTACACCATTGCGTAGTTTGACTTGCTGGAAAAGTATTATAAATTTCTTGTCTTGTATTCCAACTGATATACTCACGAATGTAAGGCGAAATATTGTAATACGTCTTTACGTTGTTTGAAGCTGGTATTAATTTACTCAAAGTGTAAGTTGGCGAAGCTGGTGCGCTTCCAGTACCGTTCCAAATAAATACTTCTAACTTAGAACCGTCTTGTCCTGTTTCCGCTATTTCTACTATATAAGGTGAACGTGCAAAAATACTCATTTTATATTCTTTAAATTTTGGTCTAATATTTCGTTTAAAAGCTGTTCGGCATCCAAACCGTACTTATCTATTAACGTGTCAGGTAAAGTTTTGTAGGCAGCTTCAAATGGCTTGGTAAAAAATAGGCTCGGTTTTATTCCTTTGAAATAAATACTTCGTGCAATTAAGAATTGAATACTTTTTTTAAAGCCCGCAGCAGAAACAGAACGCGCAGCGAATTTACCGTTGTTACGTGGCGCTAAACCTTTTCGAACTATCCATTTATCCAACTTACTTGGTGACGGCATTTTATCTTTATACGAATAAGGCGAACCGTGTTTTACTCGTTTACCGTCAACACCTTTGTCCTGAAAGTTACCGTACGGTTCCATCTCGAAATAAATACCTATTGAATTAGGCATTTCCTTTACTTCGCCTTTTATTGAATTGCTTAATTTACCGCTTGAATTTTTACCCATCCTTTGTAAATTGGCTTTCGCTTCAGCTACTACCAAATCACGAAACTTTTCTAAGGCTTTTAATCTTTCACTCATTAACAAACAGTCATTTCATTAGGAACTAAAATATCGAAAGTCATAGTCCAACCAGCTAAATAGTTTTCAAATCGTTCTGCGAAGGCTTCTAAGGTTGGGTTACCGTCCACTTGAAAAGCATCCGTAAATAAGTCGCCTCGTCGAAGCTCTTCGTACAACCTATTCAATACTGAAAGCATAGTGTTAAGTACGTAAATCTCGTTGTCGTTACCGTCGAATATATTTGTATCTTCGTCTTTTGACTTGTTGACAATATCCATTGCCATTAAACTCACGTTAAAACGAATTATATTACTTTCAAAAGTTGCGTTATTTACTATAATATGAACTAAAGGAAATATTGTTTGCTTTGCCAAATCGACTGCAAATATATCACCTTGCGTTATGGTGTTTACAAATGGATCGTTTTCTAAGTTGGTTTTTAACGTATCTAAAACAGTATAATAATTAGCCATGCCTTTGTATTTTTTTTAATTCTCTTTCTTCTATTTCTCGTTTTTGTCTTTCATAAGTGAGGTAGGTAAGACACTTTCTAACTCCCAGTCGGGTAACTTCATCAAACTTTGTAACGTTTCCCTGAGAAAGCGCATAGATTGAATTGTACCATCCCCATCTTTTATTAAATTGCGTTCTTTCGCTAAAGTCATTATCCTCGGATTCTTCTTTATCTCCTTCTCCAAAGAGGTAAGCGTATGTTGAACTAAGTCGCTTCCTAAAGTCGAAAAAAAAACCGTTGCACCTAAAACAACATCCAGCGAAGCGTACTTCATAACATCACTAAATTCGTCCGTCCCTTTGTACTCAAATATTTCGTAACGGTCTTTTACTTTCTTTGTAATAGGTCGGTACATTACCGCCATTGCTTTGTGAAAAGTTTCTACGCTTGATATATTACTTTCTAAATCAATGTATTCTCCGAAACTCATATCTTCCAGATTAGGAATAAAACCGAACTCAGTGTCTTGAATTTTGAACGTAGCTTGAAACTTAGGCTTTGCTTTGAATATTTCGTTTAAATGTAGGGTCAAGCTTTTAACGTCGCTCCATTTTACTTTTACAACGTCTTTCATTTTTAGACCGCAAAATATTTCTATAGTCTTTTGACCTATAAATTCCTCGTCGTTCGACTTTTCAACTACCTTCATAAATTCTTGGTAGCTCTTTAAAGGAATTTCACTTAATGAAGTAGGTATTACAATTTCTGTTTTCATTCTATATATTAACTTTTAATTCGTGTTTTTGTAGTTTGTAAATATAATTCACACTATTTGCATACTTGAACGGGTGCGAAATATTATTTATTTACCAAATATGATATTTACCGTAGTTAGAATTCATACCTAACGTTTCCATTTCGTGGTATCGCAGCGCATCAATAGCGTGGTTATTCGTGTCAATCGGTTTATTTAGGCGTGTGCCTTGCTTATCCGTGTCCCAGCAATACGCCCGAAGTTCTTTAATTAAGTTGGTGCTATTTGAAGTAACTAAATATTCATTACGTTGCATAACATCAATACCGTAGTTTATTGAATCCTTACCCTTTGTAACGCCTTTAATTGTTATTCCGTAGCGTTTTATTTCTTCAATGCTTTTAGGTTCGCTCGAATCAGCGTAAACGGGTACGTGTTTCGGTAGTGCGTTTGCAATATCACTGTTTAACATTCCCGTTTGGTACTTCAATTCGTTTATTATTCGTTGCCCGTTGTAATTGTATATTTCTATTATTGCCGTAGGGTCATTCGTGTAACCAAAGTCTAATCCAATACCTATTAAATTCGCTTCTTTAGGTAGTATGTCTATTGTTTTCCAATTACTGAATATAACGCCCTCAAGCATTCCTATTTCACCTAACCCGTAAACACGCCACCAATTACTCCAGTATGCGCTTGTTTCCGCTTTTAAACGGTTCTTTTCTATTTGTTGAACAATACTATTGTCCAAAGCTTCGTTGTCCTTGTACGTTAGAATTAAGAAGTCGCTGTCTTGTTCGTCTTTTAGTTCGGTATGTACCCAGAATTCATTAGCGGGGTTGAAGTCTAAATAGATAGCTTTCTTTGTACGTATTGCAAGTTCGTTATAAGACTCAAAGGTTACGTTGTTACATTCGTTTATATATAGAACATCACGCCTTGCACCCCTTAATTTACTTGAATCGTCCGCACTAAAAAATTCAAAGCTACTACCGTTTAAAAATTGATAGGTTAACAACGATTTGTTAAATTGGTTTTCGTGCCATTTATTCATCCACTTCATTAGCTTAATAAAGTCCTTTAAAGCACCCCTACGTAAATGCGGAATACTTTCAGCAACTACGCTAACTTCAAGACCATGTATTGCAGAAGCACGCGCTATTAAAACGGATAATATTCCGTACGTCTTGGCAGCCGACGTTCCGCCCTGAATAATACGAACTCGCTTTTTAAGTTTGAGTATTTTATTCGTCGAAGTCGTCCGCAGAAACATCAGGGAATATTGGTTGTTCTAATATTGTTTGTTCTATTTGTTGTAATGGCGCACCGTAACCTGAATCCATTAGCGCTTTATACGCTGCTACATCGCCTTCACGTGCTTTTTTGATTAATGCCAAAGTCATTAAATCTTCTTGACTCATTGTTTCTTCTTGATTAGTTAAAGGGTTCTTTAGCTTTTGATTAACTTCTAACCAATACTTAGCTATTGTACTTCTATTCTTTGCTCCTTTAGGTCTTCCGTTAGGGTTTCCGCTTTCGCCTTTTTCCCAACGTGGTTCTATTTGTCCTTTACCTGCCATTGTTCGTTGTAATTTCGTTGTTTATTTAAACCATTGATTATATATTTCGGTTGCTATCTGTGCAGTCATTACAGGAGGAACTGACATACCTATTAAATATTTTGGCTCAATCTTTTTAAAGTTGTAATCAAGTGGATATGTCCCTATCTGGCAAACTTCATTTTTTGTTGTTTTTCTTGGAATATCAAATAAGATATTATTATCTCCTGCCGTTACAGTATTACAAACTTTATCCTTATATAACAGTTTAGTTGTAAATGAATTTTGTTTATTACCTAACCTCACATTGATAACTCCAAAATCACCATCACCATATATTTTATTATTCCATAAATATTGTTCGTTTTTTGTTAAGTCATTGTATTTAATATCTTCAATAACTTTTCCAAAAGGTATTGCATCTTCATTAAACTTTAATTCTAATTTAGGAAAGTTTAAATCATTTCTTTGGCAAATAAAAAATACCCGTTCACGTTTTTGAGGTACACCCATTGATGCAGCATTAAGTAAAAATAATTGAACTTTATATCCTGCTTTTTCAAATTCGTCTTTTACTCGTTTTACATAAGTCTTTGCATTGCCTTGTAACATTCCTTTGACGTTTTCAGCAATAACAACTTTCGGCTTTAATTTCTTTGCAAGTTTTATATAATCAAAAAATAAGTCGTCTAATCTTTGCTTTGCTTGTCCCTCACGAAATACCTTTTCTTTTCCCCAATCTTTTTCCCTGTTACCGGCCATTGAAAAACTTGAGCAAGGTGGTGAACCGTCTAAAATATCAAGGTTGTATAAATCTTCAGGAAATTTAGTTCTATTTGCAAATTCTCTAATATCTTCAACAAATAAATATTTCGGATCGTGGTTTGTTTTATATACATCAGCAACTTGAGGGTCTATTTCAACACCTCCTAAATGTTCAAAGCCTGCTAACTTATATCCCATTGTCGAACCACCACCACAAATAAAAGTTCCAAATACTTTTAATCCGTTTTTTTGCGGGTATCCGTCTTTTAAATACCACTTATAATTAAATCTGTGCTTACTCATTACCTAATAATTTCCAGATTGCTTGTTCGGGTGTTGCCGCTATTTCAGATAATTGTTGTTTAACAGTCCAGTATTCAGTTTCAGTAAAGTTTAATTTAATAGTCATTGTTTCATCTAAACTATCAATATCAATTTCTTCGTTTTTTTCTGAATAATCTACATTGTTAAAGTTAGGAATATCTAATCCCCAATCGTCTAATTTTTCAGCATCCCATTCATTCGCTAAACTATCCCAATCCCACTCACCAAAACCTACGTTATCTTTTATTAAGAATTCGTTTTTTTGTTCCTCCGTCCATTCGTCTGCTATTATAATAGGTATTTCTTTTAACCCTATCTCTTTACAGGCTTTTAAACGCATATTACCACCCAAGACAACGTATTTGTTATCCGTATCGGTAAAAACGATTAGAGGGCGTTTATTTAACATATCAGGAAATTCTTGAATAGACTTAACTAACTTTTGGAATTTTCCGTCTTTTATTATTCTTGGGTTCTTTGGGTTTGGTTTAACCTCACTTATTTTTACTAACTTCATTTAATTTTTCTTCATAAGTTGTTGAACATACCGCTAAACGTTGGTCTATATCTTCGTATTCAAAAGTCATTGTATCGTCAATCATGCATCTTTGAATAAAGTCTTTTTTACTTTCGTCTTTTCGTGGTTTAGGAATTGGCATCTTCGTAGGTGTTAAATAATATTTCTAATTTATTCATAACATCACGTAGACACGAACCACAAGAAGTTGGTTGCATATTTACTTTAAATACTCTATTGTAAATTCTTAATAGTTCCTTTTGTTCGGTAGGCTTCATTGAATAACGTGTTTCAGAATACCATTCTTTTAAATATTCGTATTCGTCTTTTAGTAAACATTCGGGTTTAC